CATCTTCTGATAACATTAATTGTTTCCAAATACGACGTGCTTTTTCTAACATTGATGTACCATAAGGAAGTTTTCTATCATCACCAAGTAATCTAAAATGTGCTACCTCCCAAGCGTTAAATTCCATATCTTTTACCTTCCAGTGAAAACGTAAACCTTTTTGTTTTGGGTCAACTTCAGCATTTACAGATCTAGCAAGCATACCACGCTCTAGTCTCTCTATCTCTATGTTAGGTAATTGCATACAACCAACAATACCTTTCTCTGGATCTAGTTTTAAGTAAACAAAATTATCCCCATATTTACAAGTGTTTCTAATCCACATTTGTAAATTCGTGTTAATATCTAAAACATTATTAAATAACTCAACAAGAATTGCTTTAATTCTTTTTGATTCGGAATAAACTTGTAAAATATAACCATCTTCATTAGCTGTTGTAGATTCTTCAGCATAAATATCAAGAGCTGTTGAGATTTCCGGTGTAAACTCCATAGATTCGTAGTCATAGAACGCAGCCAATCTTGTTGGTTCGTAGTAAACAGCTTGACTATAAAGGTTATTCTCAATTTTTGTCCATTGACCGGCCAAATACAACGATTGTTGTGCTTGAAGTTTCTCCTTTTCGTATTCTTGTTTATCTGTTGTTCTTAATAACTCTTTTTTGTCAAATTTATAAGTTGGTATATCTTGTTGTAATAAACCATTTGGGCCAAAAGTTTGTGATAACCTTTGGAATATTGTAAAATTATTATTATTTTCTGCCATATTCTAAATGTAGATATTTTTATATCTTTATAAATACTTTCATTAACACCAGATTAAATTGTCAAAACCTTGTGTTGTTATGTCTTCAAAAAGTTGTGTTTCAATATAACAAGTTGTAACAGGGATTGTGGTTGTTGTTGTCGTAATCGGTATTATTTCCCTTGTACTTTCTTTTGTGATAATTTGTTTATTAAATGTTAACTGGAATTTTTTTACATTATATATGTTCTGTCCATCAACAATAAGTCGTGAACCACCAATATAATTTCCAGATCTTCTTCTTTTTTCTAAACCCATTTTTTATAAATATTATCTTCCACCAAATAACCAAGAATATGTCATATAATCATTTTTAGTTGGTGTGTTAATTTCTCTACCGTATCTATCCACCATTCCGGGCAAACTAGGTAAAACGGGGTCAAAATGTAGTTGTTTCCCAATGTTATTGTTATCTGACACAGTCCAGGACTCAATCATAACCTTTGTTTTTTCCGTAACTTTCTCAAGTTTTGAAAATGAAGATTCGCCAACATAAATAGCCATTGATATACCCATAATAAGGTCATCGTGCTGTCCCCTTTGATGGTCAGGTCTTCCATTTACATATACAAATGTGTTCATCTCATTATACAAACGAACACTTTTAATTTTGAATTTATGTCTCACATATTCCTCAAACGCGGCAATAATTTGAACACGTTTATTATTAAAGTTAATTCCTGGTATTTTATCAACAGCAGTTTTATTAACCGCCCATATATTCATTGAGTCAACACCATCAATATATAAATTCTTATAACCAAGTTCTTGCATTTTTCTAACCGTTGTAATACCCATACCACCGGTAATATCCACAACACAAAACGCATTATACATTAATCCCCACTTATATGCAATTTCAGCTAGGGCATCAGGTGGTATTTTCCCAACATATTCTAAAACTTGTTCTCTTTCGTCAAAATCAATTATTTGAATGGATGAAAAATCTTCACTATCACCACGAGATACGTCAACACCCATAATGTATTTGTGTCCTTGTTCTGGTTCTTTCCACATCCATAAAGAATTTCCCATTAATTTAGTTGGGGCATCCTCTAACGTGGTTTGTTTAATATATTCTAATTGTTTTGATTCAAATACGTTGTCACCAGACCCCAGAAATTCACAGTTAAGCTCTTGGTTAATTTTACGTTTATCGTATTTTAACTTTTTAACCATTTTTTCATACCAAGGTGAACAAGGTTTATATCCTTGGGTGAAATATTCCTTTATTTTTTCATAGTCTCTTTCGTATGCGTCAATATCAGCAAAGGATATATTACCAGAATGGTCTTTTTCGTCTTTATTTAATAGATAATCAACCATATCATCAGTTGGTACCAAAAATAACTCTTTTGAATATCTTGGATCTTTCCACCAAAACATTTCAGAGATTTTAAAATTATTAATACCTTTTATTGCTTGACTATAAACATCATAATAAATTGGGTCATACCCATTTGGTGTTGATACAACAATTACTTTACCACCCGTAGATAGGGACGCCATACAAGCCGCCCAGAAATCACCATCAGCTTCAATAAACGCGGCCTCATCAAATACAAGTACCGTAGGTGTATAACCCCTCAAGGCATCTCGTGATGTCGCAACAGCTTTTACTTCACAACCATTTGTTAATTTATAATGTCTTTGTGAGTTTTTATCTGGTGAAAATTGAGCACCAACCCATTTTGGCCATTGGTCTACAAATGCTCTAATTTTATTTGCCATCTCCATTGACGTATCAAGTTTGTTGGCAATAATCAATATTTTTTCTGGTTGTTCTTTTTTTGCAAATACAAGTTTTTTTGATACCCAAGCGGCAGTTACTGTTGATACACCAGCTTGACGATATTTTAAAGCGATATTTTCTTCGTAATCTTCATAATCTTTAAGAAGTGACACCTGATCTGGGAACAACTCCAGAGGTACATATCTTGATACTGTATTATCATATGTTTGTAGGTAAGTTCTTAAAGCGTAAGGTGTATCTTTCATACATCTTACGTATTCTAACATTACTTGTTCTTTTGTTAGTGCCATAAAGATATTTCTATATAAATATCAAAACCCCCAAATTATTTCTAAAATGGGGGTTTTATAAAAATTTGTTTTTAATTAATTAAGAGTATATAACTCATAATATACATACAAAGCACCATCCCAGTTATTAACTCCGGCAGTAGCTGGGTTTGCATTATACAGACTAAACTCTATTCCATTTGCAAGAACACCTGTTGATATTACATATGGAATTGTATTATCTGAAGTAGTTCTTGAATAATACACAGAATACTGCATGTATATGTTTTCTCTATTACCAACCGTAAGATCAAGATCTGGATTATTAATATAAAAAGCAGTAGTAGAACTAAAAGCTGGTGCTGGTGTGTATAAAGCACCTGTACCCATACCAAGAATGTCAATAATACCTTTTGTTGTGTTTACCGTTATTTATTTCAGTTCCGTTTACAACCAGCGAACCAGTTGAGATTTTATCTACATTTAATGGCATAATTTTTTGTTTTTTTATTTGTTTATTTACGCTTCATTTCTTGTTTTGATAACTGTGAAAGTAAAAGGACCACCTAAACCATCAACATTTGTCCATTCATAACCCAATCCATTTTGTTCTAGTGTACTATTAGTTGAATCAGTTGAGTTTACTAGTTGACTATTCCCACCACCGGCAAGCCATAATTCGACAAGACCCAAATCGTGGTCGTTTACTAATAATAGACCAGAAAATAAAGGAATTTGATGCGTTGCACCACTAGCAACATTTACTAAATTATCTGAAGTATTTGCAATAATCGCATTTCCTTCATTATCAATTACAGTACCGCCAACTTCAGTCCCATCAATATACAAGGCTCCTGTGTTTATTAAATCTACATTTAAAGGCATAATTTTTTGTTTTTTTTTATTTGTCTATTTATTGTTTAATAATTCGTGTAATTCTTCTTCAGTCCAAGTTTCTTTTGCTTCAACCTCTACCAATACGGGACCGTCTTCAGTTTTAAATTTAATCCCTTTTGGTGTTTGTTTAATTTTTTTTACTTTATTTTCACCAATTGTAATCGGTTCTTCATAAGTGAATAATACTTTTCTTTCTACGTTTTCCATTTTTTTTATTTTTTATTTAATTTATACAATACATAACATTCCAGAATCACTCCACACCATACCAGTTGCTAAACCAGCTGACGATGTTGGTATATTACTAAAGTGTAAAGAGTTTATATGTAAAGTGTCATCAGCAGTACTTGATATTCCAGAACCTATTACGTGTGCGTTAGCATTTGTAACAACATTACTAAACCCACCAAGTATTGATGAATTATTACTAGTATTAGCAACAGTATTATTACCCCCACCATTAATTATTGAACGATCACCTAAAGCTGTATTATCATAACCACCACTTATTGTTGAATAAGTTCCACTTATTGTATTTCTACAACCACCATTAATTATTGAGTAATAACCGGATACTGTATTATCATACCCACCAGAAATTGTTGATGAACGACCTAACACTGTGTTTTGATACCCACCACTTACAGTTGAGTAACTACAACGCGTTTCGTTTTGGTATCCACCAGAAACTGTTGACGCATAACCCGATGCGGTATTTTCATAACCACCACTAATTGTTGAGTATTCTCCAGATGCGGTATTTTCTTTACCACCACCTACGGTTGCATAACCATTATTACTTACATAAACACTAAATGTTACATTATCTGTAGGAGTCGCACCACCAGAAAATAAATTACCATTAAATAATAATACATCACCGTTTTTATATCCAAAACCTCTGTTAATAATGTCTAACGAAACAGAACCCATACCATTAAAATAGAAGCTAAACTCAGCACCGTATCCACTTAATGTTGACCCACTAGATGGTGAAAATGGACCTTCCCAAACAAGATTATTTAAAGTTCCACCATAAATAACATTATTCCATCCATCTACAAATCCCTCCGTACCAGATTGGTTATCACATCCACCGCCAATTGTTGAAAACCTACCCACAGTTGTATTACGTCTACCTCCACTAATTGTTGAAGCACAACTAATTTCAATTATTGTATTATAGTATCCACCAGCAATTACTGAACAATCACCAGAAACAATACTATTAATTCCAGATCTAACTGTTGAGCAATACCCAGAACCAGTTTCATAAAGGTTTAATATTGGACTTCCGTTAATCAATATTGAACCTGCGTTTATTCTATCAACATTTAAAGGCATAATTTTTTGTTTTTAATTTTTGTTTATTTTTTATTTATTAATTCGTGTAATTCTTCTTCAGTCCAAGTTTCTTTTGTTTCAACCTCTTTAAGGACTGGCCCATTTTCAGTTCTGAATCTAATTCCTCTTGGGACTTGTCTAATTGCTTTTACTTTATGTTCACCAATTGTAACTGGTTCATCATATTTGAACAATACTTTTTTTTCTACGTTTTCCATTTTTTTTATTTTTTATTTAATTTATTATTTTTTATGTTATAAACACACACACAAATTACAAGTTGATGAGTCATAAAATACTGTACCTAAAGGTAACCCAATTGCGGTTTCATTTGGTAGATCTTTTATATTTAAACAATTTATATGTAATGTATTTGCTGCCGTACTAGAAATTCCACTACCAACAATAAATGAACAATCGTGTTGTGCTGTATTGTATTGTCCTCCAAGTATCGCCGAACAACCATTTATTGATGTGTTTTCCCGTCCGCCACTTACGGTTGAATAATAACAACTTGCTGTGTTACATCTTCCACCACCTACGGTTGAATTGACACCACTTGATGTGTTTTGACGACCACCACTTACGGTTGAAAAATTACAACTTGATTCGTTATTAAATCCACCACTTATGGTTGAATTTTGTCCAATTGATGTGTTTCTACGTCCACCACTTACGGTTGAATAATTTCCACTTGTTGTGTTGCAATATCCACCACTTACGGTTGAATACCATTCAATTGATGTGTTTTGTCGTCCTCCACCTACATTTGAATAACGTCCACTTGATGTGTTACATAATCCACCACTTACGGTTGAAGAATCACTACTTGATTTGTTTTGCCTTCCACCACCAACGGTTGAATAATAACAACTTGATGTGTTACAAAATCCACCACTTACGGTTGAAAAATAAGCACTTGATGTGTTATATAATCCACCACTTATGGTTGAGTAATTTCCACTTGTTGTGTTTTGTATTCCACCACCAATTGTTTGTCCATTATAATATGATGAAACAGTTACATTAGAAGTTCCTCCGGCAATTGTATTACCGTAAGAATCATAATCCGCACTGTAAGATGATATTGTATTACAAGAACCACCACCAATTGTTGAGGCGTAAACATAATACCCACTCTGTGTTGTAATTGTATCTATTGTGTTTCTACATCCACCACCTACGGTTGAATAATCTAATTTTGCGTTATTATTTCTACCGCCACCAACAAAAGAATAACAACCACTTGATGTGTTATTACGACCACCACCAACAAATGAACTATAACCACTTGATGTGTTTTTAAATCCGCCACCTACGGTTGAATACTCACCACTAGCATCAGCACTAACACCAACTCTTTGCGTTGAGCAGTATCCAGAACCAGTTTCATATAAACTTGTTATTGGACTTCCATTTATTAAAAGACATCCCGTGTTTAATAAATCTACATTTAAAGGCATAGTTTTTTGTTTTTAATTTTTTTATTTACTAATAAATATTTACAATTTTGGTAATATTACTATTATTTCATTTTTTTTATAAAAAGAAAAACCCCCTCTCTAATATTTCTACTAAAAAAGGGGGTTAGGACAATTTTATTTTAAATTATAAACCTAGTCTTGTAAGGATATCATCGTCTTCTTCGTCATCTTCATAGTCATCATCATCGTCATCACTTTGATATTTTTGATATAAAGACTTTGCTTGTTGTAATAACTCTCTAAATCTTTTTTGTGCTTTTTCATTATCTGACTTATCATCAGAAACAACGTTTGCAATAACATCTTTAAGAAATTCTTGAGCCGGTATACTATAAAGTAATTGCTCAAAGTAAGGAACATATTTTTTTCCTTCAACATCAACTGTTAATTCGTCCGGTAAAAGTCTTCTTAATTTTCTAACAAGTTCTGCACCTACACGAAAATTCATTGGTTCGTTTTCCATTGTATCGGTTTGACCCATTACTTGTCTTGCCATTTCCGGATCCATATCTTTCCATTGATGTCTAGATGAAATGATTGAGAATGATTTGAATAACTCGTGAAGTAAGATTGGAAAAATAACACCATTTGCATAATATGTGTCATTTTCATCTTGTTCTTCACCACCTTGGTCATCATCGTCATCTTCTTCATCATCACCACTTTGTTGCATTTTACCTGCAGCACCTGCCGCATTTCCACCAAGAGCCTCAATTAAATCTTCACTAGTAAAATACATCAAGTCATTTGCACCCATAATTTTATTGTACAAAACGTATAGTCCTGGATCAATAGCATCTAATCTATCTTTATACATTTGAAAAGCAAACTGACCACGTTTTCCCTTACCCATTATAATAGCATTGATCACGTTTCGTTTCTCAATCTCTAGTTGTTTTTGTTCATCTGGTGTTAATTCATCAACATCAAATGAAAAATTTGGAGGTAATGGTAGTTTTTCGGCTTTTTGTGGTTTCATTTGGAATATCGCTGGATCAATTCTTTGTTCACCCAAGAAAGTTAGCATATTGACAAAATCAAATTCATAGACAATACCACCTTCTTTTCTAACTTTAACAATTAACCCTTGCTCAACAGCTTGTTCCATTGTCATACTACTATCTAACCAACCTTCTTCTTTAGCGGCAATCTCTACGGCTAAATCCCTTAATTGCTCTCTATATCTAGGCTCAATTTGCATTGCTTGTCTTACAGACAACATTTGTTCCATTTGAATTGCTCTTTTAACTTGAGGATCTGAAATATTCATATCAGTACTAAAATATCTTTTTACGTAATCTACAATTTCTTTGAATCTAGAACCTGTCAATCTTTCTACATCTGAAACACCACCTTTAAACGCTCTGTTTTTGGAATATATACCTTCTGGATCTTCAATTTTTTGTTGAGTTCGTGGGTCCATTCTTTCTGGATAATCACCATAATCAACTGGCGCTTCATTTACAATTTTTCTTATAAGTTTTTCTAATTCTCCTCTATTTCCCATTTTTATGCGTTGTTTAATATTGATGTTATTGCCGACATAAAGTCATTTTTTTGGTTTTCAGCTTTTGGTTGTTCTTTAACTCCCGGAGCCGGATCTCTGTGTGGATTTTTTCTTCTTGTAGGTGTTTTAATTCCTGGTTTAGACGGTGCTTCTTTTTCACCACCTTTTGCTTTTGGTTGTTCCTCAACACCCGGTGCTGGATCCTTATGTGGATTTTTTCTTCTGGTTGGTGTTTTAATACCAGGTTTTGTTGTTGTTCTTTCTTTTTCTTTTGTATTTTCTTTCATCTCTTTTGAATATAGTTTACCAATTGGTCTTTTCATCTCTAGACCTTCATCTTGTGCAAACATACTATTTTTTTTTGGGTTTTCCAACATAAAATTTTCTGAACCATTCTTTTTTTCTTGGATAGACTTTATAAAGTCACGTTTTGTCATTGAGGGCTCTACGTGTCTTTCTATCATTTCAAATATCCGCTCTTCTAAAAACTTTTCATAATTTTCGTCAGTTTCTTTTTTTTCTGGCATTTTTTTATATTGTTTTTTTGATGTTTCATCAGAAAACTTTCTTGCCATTTCACACCATTTTTTCTTTTTAACACCCTTACTTGTATTACATTTAGCCCAGAAGAACCCTTGTTGTGCCTCTGATTCAAATCTTTCACTAACAACGTCTTCTTCTAAATTTGGTACATTTCCAGTTGTTACGGCAACTTGATTATTTTTTGTCATTGTAATTTGTTTAGGATCTGGACTGTTATTTACTACTTTATCAAATTCACCTTTATCTGTTGATGATGTCGGATTAAAAACTTTAGTTTGTGTGCTATAAGTTTGTACCTCGTTGGTTTCTCCTTTACTGCCTTCAAATAACGGTTTTGCTATTCTATATATTTCAGCCGCCATTTTATTAAATTTAGAACCATTAGGTGATTTTGCCCAACGAGCAGCCCCTTTAATCAAATCTAATACTTGATTATCAGATAGTTTATTAGCAGGATCTGCTAAACTCATATTATTATCAATAAAAGCCCTCATACCCTGTAATGAATCTTTTTTTGCTTGCTCAACATCACCCATAGGTTTAGATTTAAAAAATCTTTCAGCTAAAACACCTACTTGTTTATCACTCAAGCTCATAACAGTATTAAAATGAATCCCATTTTCTAATAATACCCCAACATTTTTTTTAGTTTTCATACACTACCTTTTTTTCAAATTGTAATACGAGGTCTCTCTCGTATAATTTATCTTTAACATCTTGTTCTTGGTCTCCATATTTAAAAACCAATCTTTTGACTAATGAAAAATCTATTTCATCTTCTTTTTCCCAACCTAAAGCGATAACACCATCAATTGAATCTTGAACCGAAAAAACATCAGAATTTTGTACAAGTTCTAATGTTACAGTTTCGTGTGTTAATGTTCCTACTTTTTTAATATGTTCTATGTCAGGTGGACTTGGGTATCCATTAGCTGGCCTTGCTTCCCAATTCTCACCCCAAACCTCATCCATAGAATCCGTAAAAATAAACTCATAAATGTTTTCACCCCTATAATTAGATCCTAACCCATTTATATATATCAAATAACTCATAT